ATGACAGGTCGACTCCATTTCCTTCAAGAAGGAGGTGGGAAGACCCGCGTAATTTGTATACCTGATATTTGGACCCAAACAGTACTGAAACCGATTCATGACTTTCTAATGAATGTCTTGAAACGATTTCCTTGTGATGGTACATTTTCTCACCATCTTCTTGCGAAGAGAGTAAGGAAATTTACTAAAACAGGCAAATTGAATTGTTACGATTTGAAAACCGCAACAGACAGAATGCCAGTAGATTTACAACAAAAAGTTTTGGAAAAACTTCTTGGTGAAAACCTAAGTACTCTTTGGAAGACCCTGATGGTTGACAGAGATATCAGTCATCCGGGGGGGCAATTACGTTATGCTGTAGGACAGCCAATGGGGATGTTATCCTCATGGGCTTCCATGGCAATAACGCATCATGCAATCATTGATTATTCCAAAAAACGTAAGTTTTACGGTATAATCGGTGATGACATGGCTATGGATTGCGAAAATGGCACGGAAAAATATGAGGAAGTTCTAGAAGGACTCGGTATGGAAATCTCTCACGAGAAATCTATAAAGAGCACACCTAAGAACAACCTCGGTGAGATCGCCAAAAGATTGTTTATCAATGGCGGTGAAATCTCACCTATTCCTCCGGACATCTTAGTGAAATCCACGGGAACCTTAATAGGTTTCATGGAATTCATTAGGGTGTTTTCCGAGAAACTCCACCATACAGATCCTGGTGGTTTTTCCGACTCTGAGTATAAGACCATTCTCGAACAACTGTTTCACAACAGTAAGTTCAAAAATGATACAGATGCTCATGTTCTATTGACCTGTCCTGCATTGGAGCACTTTCCAGTACTCCCAAGAATCCCTCCCCTTTCGGGGATGAGGATTGCTTGGAGAACGGATCTGCCAGTAAAAAGATTACTGATGGATCTAGACCGCTTCATGTTAGAAGAGGCTAATCAAAGAACAAACCAGAAGATATTTGAAATCTCTACAGATTTCAATCCTTCGAGTTTTGTCGAGTCGACAAAACTAAGAAAGTCTCCTCTTTACAATGCTTATAAGGACCTTCATAAGAAGGAACTTATGACCATTATAAGAAGGATTAATACCACTTATATCGATGAAGAAGCCGACAGCTTTGCTGAAGGCCCACTTAAAGATTTAAAAGATATTCTTTCTTATCCTAACCCCTTAAACAA